ATTATTCAAGCCACAGAAGCCGAGTATGTGGAAGTTATTAAGAAGGAAGATAATGGGTAGCAAGTCAGAACTAAAGTTAATCGTCAATGGGCGCAAGTTTGAAAATCCAGTTGTGTGGTATGCGGATAATGCCAAGCCCTTGGAATGGCTCAATCATTGCTGCTATGGCAACTGGTACGTAATTGAGGATGCCGCTGCGGATACCACCTACATTTACATAATGAACGCAGCAGATAAGGAAAACTTCGTAATAGAGTGTATGGGAGACTTCCAGAAAATATATGGATGAAGAGTTAGTTAAGTTAATTGCTGAGTGGCGTGCTGATCCAATAATGTTCTTTAAGACCGCATTTACGGTCGAAGTTGTACCAGAGCCGTGGCAAGAGGAATTCTTTAGGGCAGTAGCCAAACACAACAAGGTGTCGGTCAAGTCGGGCAATCGCGTCGGCAAGACTATGGCGGATAGCCTGCTGATCCTCTGGTGGCTCTTTACTCAAATCCCAAGCCTTACAGTCGTTATCGGTCCATCCGAAGCACAGATTTCCAACGGCGTTTGGAAAGAAGTGGGTGTTTGGTATTCACGACTAAAGCCATTCCTAAAGGAACTGGTCGAGTACCAGACTGGCAAACTCTTTATGAAGGCGGCTCCGCAGGAATGCTACGCAGTAGTATCCATCGCCAATAAAGAAAACCCCAATGCGATGCAGGGGCGTCACTGCGACAATATCATGTGTATCTTTGATGAGGCCGCAGGTATTGACGACATCGTGTTTGAATACACTTGGGGCGTCACTGCTAACCCTAATCACAAGATCATCTTCACGGGAAATCCCAACGTAACCTCGGGACTGTTCTACAGGACGCACGAAGACCCCGAGGAAACTGGTTGGTACACGATGACTGTCAGCGCATTAAACCGCGCACAAGTCACCGCAAAGCAAGTGCCTGATTCCTTCATTGACGAAATCAAGCAACGCTTTAGACACGATCCCAATGCTTATCGCTGGAAGGTCATTGGGGAGTTCCCGCTTGAATCTGATGAAGGCGTTATTTCCCTAACCAACGTACAAGCGGCAATCAACCGCGAAGTTACCCAGGCCAAGGTTCCGTTTATATGGGGCTTGGATGTGGCGCAGAAGGGCAAGGACAGGACGGTTCTAGTCAAGCGCAAGGGTAACATAGTCCACGACATCAAAATCTGGCAGGGCAAGGATACGTGGGAAATCGCCTCCCTTGTATCGCAGGAATACAGCCAGACCAAAGAGGCGGATCAACCAGCCAAAATCTGTGTGGATACCATCGGCGTCGGGCAAGGCGTTTACGACCAGTTATGGCGTGAATATTACCTGCCCGCTAAGGATGTCAAAGTCTCACGCCGTGCTTTGAACGACGAGCAGTATGTCGCTCAACGTGATGAATTGTGGTTTAGGGCAGCAGCATGGTTCGCAAAAGACGACTGCCAAATACCAGACAACAAAGAGTTCATACAGGAGTTGGTTGTACCAACTTACACATTAAAGAATGGCCGCTACAAAGTCGAAAGCAAGGACGAGATCAGGTCACGTGGCAGACGTTCGCCTGACTTAGCAGACGCCTTCTGTTTAACCTTCGCCGTTCCACACGAAGAACAAGGAAGACAAGCCAATATCAAGGCTCACTTCGATATTGACTATGGATGGGTAACGTAATCGTGCCCACCAACACAACCTATAAATAAGAGGAAACACAAATGGCAAATTTAAGAGACTTACAAGACATACACGAAAAGTTCGCAGCCGTCACAGGGCTGTATGCGGACTGTATGGATAAATTACAAGCACTACAGCGACGAGTCCAATCATTGGAATTAAAGAATGCCCGTGATGTCAAGTCGGAGAAGAATAAGGATTCCTAATGGCTAAGATGACTAAGAGCGAATTAAAGGCTCTATTACAACAGCAGATTACTACTTCGCTTGGATACCAGGGCGGGAAACTATCTCAACAGCGTATGTATAACCAGAAGTTATACAATGGCGATCCGCTAGGCAACGAGCAGAAGGGTCGCTCCCAAGTCGTACTAAGAGATGCCACCGACGTAGTTGAGTGGATCATGCCGAATTTGATGAAGGTATTCTGTTCAACAGACGACGTTGTAGAGTTCCTTCCACAGAACCCCGATGACGTAGACTCGGCAAAGCAAATTACCAGTTACGTCAATTACGTATTCACAAAGCAGAATGACGGTTATGAAATTTACAGAACTTGGTTTAGAGACGCGCTCATTTCTCGCAATGCTTTCGTCAAGGTTTACAGAGATAGCCAGCGTTATGAACGTACTGACGAGTATGAAGGTCTAAGCGGAGACGCATTAGCCCAACTACTGTCCCAGGACGGAGTAGAGATTAGCGGCGATATTGAAATCATTATGGGTGACGTAGACCCAATGACAGGACAGCCCGCCGAGACATTCAACTGTACGCTAAGGACCGTTAACAAGAAGTCCTTTACAAAGGTAGTTCCAGTACCAGCGGAAGAAATTCTAGTAAGTCGTCGCGCTACTTCATTAAAGAACGCGGACTTCGTATGTCACCGCGTCAAGCGCACAAAGACAGACTTAATCGAAATGGGCTATTCAAAGTCCGTTGTCGAAAAACTCCAATCAGACACTACCCAGGAATTCAATATGGAGCGGCTAAACCGCTTCCAGAAAGATGACGAATACCCATATGAAACCCGCACAGACGAACCAATGCGGGAGATTTGGATTAATGAGATTTACACTAAGGTAGATTGGAATAATGACGGAAAAGCGGAATGGCGCAAAATTACCGCAGCAGGCGATAACGCAGCAGAAATCCTCGACAACGAAGAGTGCGATGGGCACCCATTTATTGACCTTGTACCCCTTCCAGTACCTCACAAAATGTTTGGGTTGTCCGTCGTCGATTTGGTTTCTGACCTTCAAGTGCTGCGCACTACCATTATGCGACAGGTGCTAGATAATCTTTATATTTCTAACACTCCAAGACTTGCCTATGTAAAGGGCGCTGTTTCTGTCGAAGACATTATGAACCACCGTCCTGGCGCACCTATTGCGCAGGAACAGTCTGGTTCTGTTGAAGCAATTCAAATCCCATTCGTTGCGGGCCAGTCATTCCAAATTATGGAATACACAGACCAGTTGCGTGAAAGCCGCACTGGCGTGTCTGCCGCAATGCAGGGCATTGATCCTAACTTACTTCAAAGTAATACAGCCACAGTCGCTAACCTAAGCAGCAACGCAGCCGCGCAGCGATTGGAACTTATTGCCCGTGAGTTTGCCGAGACTGGCGTTAAGCGCCTGTTCCTAAAGATTCTCGAACTTGAGTGTAAGTACCAGGACAAGGAAATCACATTCCTGCTCGATGGCAAGTGGAACACAGTCAACCCAACGCTTTGGAAGAACCAGTTCGACATTACAGTTAACGTTGGTTTGGGTACTGGCAATAAAGACCAGAACCTAGCCCACCTACAGCAAATCCTACAAATCCAGCAGGCAGCAATTCAGCAGCAGGGCGGGGTTAAGGGTCCATTGGTTAACTTACAGAACGTCTACAACACTGTGGCACGTATTAGCCAGAACGCAGGATTTAAGAACGCAGAACTGTTCTTCTCAAATCCGCAGGACTTGCCACCACAGCAACAGCAGCCACCAGCACCACCGCCACCCGATCCCAATATGATCGCTGTTCAAAACCAGCAGATGAGAGATCAGGCAAATGCGCAGTTGGAACAGCAGAAGTTCCAGTGGCAGCAGCAGAAGGACCAGATGGAATATCAGTTGCGCCAGCAGGAATTACAGTTAAAGGACCAGAATGAGAAGGCGAAGATTTCTGCCGACATTCAGTTAAAGGAACTTCAACTAGGCACTGACAAGAAGTTGAAGATGGCAGAAATCTTCTCGGATGTAATGGTTCAAACGACAAAGATTCATATGCCTAATATTAACCCAACTACAGGAGGACCAATTTGAGTCCAGAGGAAAAGGTAACTAGAGCAAGTCACGCAGAACAGTTAATGCGTGACGATCTGCTTACAGAGGCATTTGAAAAGATTGAGGCAGCATATGTTAACGCTTGGAAAGCAAGTCGCGTTGGAGACAAAGAGGCGCGTGAATTCGCTTATTCGATGGTTTCTGCTGTTGCCTTAGTGCGTCGTCAATTAGTCGGCGTGATACAGGAAGGCCAGTTGGCAGTAGCGGATATTGAGTACGCTCTGTCGGACGACACCGAAAACTAAATAGGAGCAAGAGGAAAAGTATATGAGCGAATTTATTGACCACAGTGATAGCGATATTGGTTCTGTAGCAGCGGCATTATTCCCAGAGGAAGTCGCGCCAGAGCGTGAGGTTGTAGAACAACCCGTTATCGAAACCAGTTCAGAGGCAGAGCCAGAGAGCGATGCCATTGAAACCGAAGCAGACGAAAGTCAGCCCATCGGTGAAGTAGACGAGGCCAACAGCGAAGCGCAGTCCGCGCCCATCGCCCCGCCAGTGTCATGGAATGCCGAAGAAAAGGACGCCTTTAATAAACTACCCCCCGAGGTGCAGAAGGTAATTGCACGTCGTGAGGAAGAGTCACTAAAGGTCACTAATCAGCGGCTTATGGAAGCAGCCGAAGCACGAAAGGCCATCGAAGCCGAGCGTGCCGCAGTGTTGCAGGAACGAGAGCAGTACAGGAACGGCGCAATGGATGCCGCGACTATATTGCAGAGGGAATTACACAACAAGTATCAGGGTGTTGACTGGCAAGGACTTATGAAGAACGACCCAGCCTTATACCTATCACTATCGGCAGACTATAACGCAGATCAAGCAAAGGTTCAGTACGCTGTAAACCAGCACCAAGCAATCGCAGCCCAAGAGGCCCAGCAACGGCAGGTGAATGAACAGAAGTACATTCAGAATCAATTACAGGTTCTGACTGAAAAGTACCTGCCAGAAGTAAAGTCTGATCCAACCCGACTACAGGCCATTGCTCGCAATGTGACTGAGTATTTGGGCAAGGAATATCAGTTTACCGAACGTGAAATGTCAGAACTAAAGGACGCTCGTGTATTCGCAATCGTCCACAAGGCTGCCATGTACGACAAGGCGCAGAAGGAAGCCGCTTCCAAGCGTTCCGTTACGCCACAGCGTGTGATTACTCCAGGTACATCTAATAATGACGGCCCTAGTGATAATTCAAAGGCCATCAATTCATTAAAAGCGAAAGCAATTAGGAGCGGTAAGGACACTGACGCTCAAGCCCTCATCGAGGCACTACTTTAACCGAAAAGGAAATTATAGAAAATGACTGCTATTACTAACACATACATTACAACTGGCGGCTCGAAGGCCGTTGGTCAGCGTGAAGACCTCACTGACGCTATTTGGAACATTAGCCCAACAATGACTCCATTCTCTAGCGCCATTAACAAGTCTAAGGCAAAGGCTATCTACCACGAATGGCAGACGGACTCACTAGCCGCAGCATCACTAACCAACTTCAACAACGAAGGCGACGACATCTCTTCGTTCACCGCTGCTACTCCTACTTCTCGCCTTGGCAATTACTGCCAGATCAGCCAGAAGAACGTCATCGTATCAGGTACTACTGAAGCCGTTGACAAGGCAGGCAGAAAGTCAGAATTGGCATATCAGGTCACTAAGAAGGGCAAGGAACTACGTCGTGACATTGAAGCAACCCTGCTAAACAATCAGGCAAAGGCTTCAACTGATCCACGTAAGTTGGCTGGTATTGAGTCTTGGCTAAAGACCAACACTGATAAGGGCACTGGTGCTGCTGCTGATCCAACCGCCGCAGACGGTACTAGCACTCGTACAGACGGAACAACTCGTACATTCTCCGAGACTTCTCTAAAGAACGTACTAGCCGCTTGCTTCGCTGCCAGTGGTTCCGTTCCTGACATGGCTCTATTGCCACCAAAGCAGAAGCAGATTGCTTCCACTTTCGCAAACGGTCGTACTCTATTCAATAAGGCCGAGACTGGCACATTGAACGCAGGTATCGACGTTTACAGTTCGGACTTTGGTGACATCAAGTTGGTGCCTTCACTGTTCAACCGTGGTGTAAGCACTGCCCCAACAGTATTGCTAGTCAATACTGACTACTTCTCGCTAGCAACTCTACGTCCTATTCAGGTTGTAGACCTAGCCAAGACCGGCGATGCCGAGAAGAAGTACATGGTAACAGAGTACACACTCGAATGCCGCAACGAAGCCGCAAGCGGTATCATCGCTGACCTTGCCTAATCCTGTAGAATAGGCACGGAACTAAATATGGGGGATGGGAAACCTTCCCCCATATTCTTTATTAGAGGTTTATATGGACGACTTTATTACAGTACACGGCACAGGTATTTCCATTGCCGCAACTACTACAAGCGGCACAACTAGCCGTGTAGCAATTCCAACTACAGTCGGCGGGTTCGCACCACGTTTCGTTCGTGTTGCTGCTACCGCTCCTGTTTATGTCCGCTTTGGCAACGCAACTGTTGTCGCGGCACTAACAGACACATTGATGCCTGGATATACCGCAGAAATCTTCAAAGTACACGGACAGGGTTATGTTGCCGCGATCTGCGCTACTGGCACAGCAACAGTGTCCATCGTCCCACTAGAGGACGCCGGTTAATGTCTAAGTTACTCGGCGTCAATGAATCTGGCGGTGTAGAGAACTTCGTTTATGACCACACAAACGACGTAGGCATGGTTCAAACCACTTACGATCTAACTGCTGTGATTGACATGAACAAAGAGCGCCAGAACGACGGCACAAATGGTTGGACTAAATCACGTGACCTAAAGCATCAAGCCTTCATTCCAAACGCTCTTATTGAGAAGTGGATGGTTGAAGAGGGAATCAATGCTTACAACAAAGATCATTGGCCTGCCATTCGTCGCAAGTTGAATGATCCTGACTATGCGTTCTTGCGGACTTCAAAGGGCCGCATGTAAAGGTAAATTGAATGGCAACTGATTATACAAGTTTAGTAACTGAGATTACCAATTACGCTATTAGAGCCGGTGACGTTACCTTTATCGCAATGATCCCGACATTTATTTCTTATGCGGAAGTAGCCTTTACTCGCCAGTTGCGCATTAGACAGATGGAACAGGTTGCCACAGTTTCTCTAAGTGCTACTGATTCAAACGGATACCTAGCACTACCAACCGACTATTTAGAGTTCCGTAGTGTAGTTGTCCTAAGCAATCCAATCTCGACATTGGATTATGTAACTCCACAAAAGATGAGAATGCTTGAAAGCCAGTCTGCCGTAGGCGGTTCAACTCCTGCTTACTTCACAGTAATTGGCAACCAGATGAAGTTCTATCCGAATCCAGGGACGAGCAGCACTCTCTACGCAGATGTTGTCTACTACGCAAAGCCAGCAGCACTAGGCAGCACAAACGCAACGAACAACATCCTAGCAGCATACCCAGACCTTTACTTACATGGGTCATTGCTACAGGCGTATACGTGGGCAAAGGACGCAAGTGGGATTCAATTAGAAGCACAGGCAGTCAGCGCAATTATCGCAGACATTAAGAAAGCAGACGTTAGGGCGGAATATCCTGGCCTAACTGCCATTACGACAGACGTTACTTATTAAGGAGATTTATTAAATGGCTTCCACAGCAGGCGTATGTAATTCATTCAAGACTGAGTTATTCAATGCTACCCATAATCTGTCAACCGACACCATTAAGGTCGCGTTGTATACCACTTCCGCCACAATGACGCCCAGCACCACAACTGCTTATTCGGCAACGAATGAAGTGTCTGGCACTGGCTACACAGCAGGCGGAGCAACAGCAACAGGCAATACAGTCCAGTTGAACACCAATACAGCGGCATTCACTATTGCCAATGTTGCGTGGCCCACTAGCACTATTACAGCCGCTTGCTACGCACTCGTTTACAACGCCAGCAAGTCTAATAAGGCAATTGCCATTATCGACTTTGGCGGAGCATTCACCGACACCAACGGCACGTTTACTATTCCAATGCCAGCCGCTTCGACTGGCTTGGTTACGTACTCGTAATAGTGCCCTGTAATGGCTGATGTTACTACGCCCACAGCAACCAGATTTGATGGTATTGCTGGATGGTCGCTAGATGCACTTAACGCACTAGGTAGTCTTGACTCTCTAACAG